CGCGCCCCGACATTTACCTCCATTTAAAATTTTAACCTCGGTGAAATAATGAAATATTTTGTCAACTCGACACGGTTTTTACATTTTCGGCGGCGCCGGCTGCAGCTGCTGCTCGAGCAGCTCATCGTCGGCCTCACCTGGTTTATTATCCTCACCGGCTGCCTGGTTTTTTGGTGGCTGCTGTTATCGGCCGGTTATGAGCTGCTCGTGGTGCCGTACCTATGAGCAACGACTTGCGAGACGAGCCCCGGCCAGAAGATATCGCGGCGCTGGCCGAGCAGATCGATGCGGCCCGCGCCGCCGAGGCCGAGCTGCTCACCGATACCGACCAGGATGAGGCCCAGGGCGACGCGCCCGACCAGCGCTTTTTATCACAATGTTTCGCCGAAAACGAACGCGGCGACGGACAGCTCTTTGCCCGCCTGCAGCGTGACGAGTTTTTATTTATCAAGACCGTCGGCGAGTGGCTCATCTGGACCGGCCACCATTGGGCGATCGATAAAAAGGACCGGGCGCACGACGCGGTCGACCAGGTGGCGCGCCAGTTTATCGAGCAGCTGCGCACCATCAACGAGCAGATCGCCGCCGCCCGCGCCGAGGACAACAAAGACCAGGAGCGCGGGCTCTCGGACCTGGCCAAAAAATATCACGCCAGGATCAAAAAGCTGCGCTCGCTCACCGGGGCTAAATCCTGCCTCGAATGGGCCCATAAGATCGGCGACGATTCGCTCGCCATCGTCGGCGACGAGCTCGATCAAAAGCCCTGGCTGCTGCCCTGTTCAAATGGCGTTTTAAATCTCAAGACCGGCGAATTGTGCGCCGGCGATCCGGCCGACCACCTGGTCAAGGCGATCCCGATCGAGTGGCAGGGCTTTGACGCGCCGCGGCCGAGCTGGGAAAAATTTATAAAAGAGATCCACCTCGAGGACGACGAGGTCGTCGCCTTTGTGCAGCGCCTTTTCGGGTACAGCCTCACCGGCCTGACCACCGAGCACTTTATCGCCTGCTTTGTCGGCGAGGGCAGAAACGGCAAGGGCACCCTTTTCGAGACCCTGCGCCACCTGATGGGCGAGCTCGCCTGGAACGTCAACCCCGAAATGATCCTCGAGCAGAAAACGACGCGCAGCTCGGCCGGGCCCTCGCCCGACATGGTGAGCCTGCAGGGCCGCCGCCTGGTCGTGGCCAGCGAGACCGACGAGAATCGCCGCATATCGGGCGCCAAGGTCAAGGCCCTTACCGGCAGCGATACCATCAACGCCCGCGCCCCGCACGATCGATTCGAGACCAACTTTATTCCGACCCATAAACTCTTTTTATATACCAACCATATACCCCTCGGCCTTACCAAAGACTACGCCCTGGCCAAACGGCTTTTGCTGCTGCAGTACCCGCTCAAATATATCGATGATCCGACCGAGGAAAACGAGCGCCAGCGCGATCCCGAGCTGCCGGCCAAGCTGCTCGACGAGGCGCCCGGCATTTTGGCCTGGCTGGTCGAGGGCTGCCTGCTCTGGCAAGAGCTCGGCCTGGCCCCGCCTGACAAGATCAAATCAGACGTCGAGCAGCTGCGCATAGCACAGGATAATTTCGGCCGCTTTTTCGACGAGACCCTGGTGGTCACCGAGACCGATCTGCCGGTGCTGTTTGGCGATATCTATACCAAATACAAAGAATGGTATCAGGACGAGATCAGCGAAAATGAACGCTGGCTCGACTCCAAAATCAAGATCTCGAAATGGCTCGAGAAAAAGGGCTTACGAAAAGATAAGAAAGGCGGGCCGGCCAAGGTCTACGGCTGCGCCTTTAAGGTTTTTTCCCATGACGATCTTTAAAACGCTGGTCGGTGCCTTTTTAGGGGCGCGGGGTATGACCATTTGATTTTCAAAAAAGGTCATAAAATTATCATCATACCAATTAAAGCCCCGATACCATTAATAAAAAAATAAAATTATGACGTTATGACGGAAGTTCAAAAAGTCCTCACGGGAAAAAGCAATCATAAAACCTTTACGAGTTTAATTAACTATCATCATATTGTCATAAAATGAAAATAAATAATATAAAAACAGACACTTACAAGCATGATGATCTTTTGAGGCCCGATTTTAAATCGTCATATCGTCATAACCATTAAAAAACGCCATGAATCTGATCTCGATTATTGCTGGACCGTTTAAAAAGGTGAGCAGCGCGAAGGGCGGCGAGTATGCCGGGCCGTGCCCCTGGTGCGGCGGCGACGATCGTTTTCGGATCTGGCCCGACCAAAAAACACATGGAACCTTCTGGTGCCGGCAATGCGAGCTTGGCGGTGATGCGATCCACTACCTGCGCGAAAAAGAGGGGCTCACCTACCGCGAGGCCTGCGAGCGGCTCGGCCGCGATCCCGGTCACTATGACCCCTCGGCCTCGGCGGCGCCTCGCCAGTGGCAGCCGGCAGAGCTCGAGGACCCGGCGGCCCTCTGGTCCGAAAAGGCCGGCGCCTTTGCCGAATGGTGCCACGCGCACCTGCTCGAGACGCCGGGCTGGCTTAACTGGTTAGCCGATCGCGGCATCGATCTCGAGGCCGTCAAGCGCTACCAGCTCGGCCTCAATCCTAAAGACACCTGGCGGCCGCGGCCGTCCTGGGGCCTCGAGCCTCAGCTCAACGACAAGAACCGCGAGAAAAAGCTCTGGCTGCCCTCTGGCGTGGTGATCCCATTAATGGAAAGGGGCAAGGCCCTGCGCCTGCGCATCCGGCGCCACAAGCCCGAATTTGGCCCTAAATACTATGTGGTGCCCGGCAGCTCACGCGCGCCGCTGGTCTCGCGATCGGCCCGCGGCTATGTGCTCGTCGAAAGCGAGCTCGACGCCATCGCCCTCGATCAGGCCGCCGGCGATCTGCTCGGCGCCGTCGCCCTGGGCAACTCGACCGCCAAGCCGCCGGCCCCGCTCTATGCGCTTTTAAAAGAGGCGCTGCACCTCTCGATCTCGCTCGACGCCGACGAGGTCCGCGAGAATAAGCGCACCGGACGAAAAGAATCGCCCGGCGCTGCGGCCTCTAAATGGTGGCTCGAGCATTTTGCCACGGCCCGCCGGGTGCCCTGTATCGGGGCCAAAGATCCCGGCGAAATGGTGGCGGCCGGCGCCGATCTGCGCGGCTGGATCATGGCCGGGCTGCCTCATGCTTTTTTGATTAGGCAACGCGCACAAAAAACCGCGCCGGCTGCGGGCCTCACCTCTGACAAGCACGAGCGCCCGGCGCCGTCTGGGAAAAAGCCCGAGACGCTCGAGCTCGATCTCGAGACCGGCGACACCGTTTTTATCACTACCAGCCGCGAAAAATATCAGCAGCTGATCAGAGAAAACAAAATAGCCTTTAGTCAAAACGAGCTCGAGCGGCTGCAGGCGGCCACCGGCTCGATGGATAAAACCAAAAAAGACCGGGCGGTCGCCCTGGTCACCGATCTTAAAAAGACTTTTGGCACGGCCTACATAAAAAGCGGCCGCGCCCTGGGGGCCTAATGGAGCAGATAAACAAACCGACCAGGATTATAAAAGAGCCCTGGTTTGAAAAAAGAGCCGGGCAGCGCCCCTCGAGGCGCTTTAAATGCGACAACGGGCGCACCTATTGGCTCGAGGATCTGGCCGCCGAGATCAATATCAGCGATCGCGGCCTTTATAGCCGGATCAAGACGCACGGCTGGCGATCAAAAGAAATACTGGTGCCGGTGGTTTATGACGGTGATGCGCACCCGTCGGTCAATCGGGGCAACGCCGAATGGCGCGCCCTGGGTGACGAGGACCGGACGCGGGTCGGCGAGCTTGATCATTGCGGCAGTTGGGAAAGCGCGCAGTTTGTTTTGCCGCCGGCGGCCGACGATTGGGTGCTCGAATGGTAACCGTAAAAGAGAAACTCGAGCCGCTCGAGGTCATCGACCGCACCGTCAACGCCGCCGAGCTCATCGTCTCGATGGATCACGGGCTCGACGAGTATGTGATCCCGGCCGAAAATTTCGAACAGCTGCAGCAGCTGCTCGAGCAGCTGCAGGGTAAATAAATGAGCGAGCCCGCCGAGCGCTTTAAAAACAGAAAAGAGGCCCTGATCTGGCTCAAAGAGAGCGGCTACAAAATCAGCCAGGGCAAATTTTACCAGGACGCCGCGGCCGGCTATCCGGTGGTACACAAAGACGGCAGCGTCTCAAAATTTCAGATCATGGAATATGGCCAGCGGTTGGACAGCGTCCGAAAAGAAAGCGAGGCCGTGCAGGCGATGGCCCGCGAATATAGCGAGCGCAAGGAAAAGGCCGACGCCGAGATCGCCGAAATGAAGGCCGAAAAGATGCGCCGCGACGAGAATCGGCACTGGCTGCACGCCGCCGAGGCCTGGGGCCAGGTGGCCGCCCTCGTCGGCACCTTAAAAGATGCGATCCGCCACGAGCTCTTTGCCGGGGCCCGCGAGCTGGTGCTCGCCGCCGGCGGTGATCAGGAGCGCAGCCAGGAGACATTCGAGCACGCCGACCAGCTCGTCGCCCGTGCCTTTAACAAGGTGGCCGGCGATTCGGTGGCCGTCACCTTTGAAAAAGAGATTATCGAATGAACCAGGCCCGCCTCATCGAGACGCCGGCGATCCCGGTGCCCGATTATGTGCCGGGCGCTTTTGCGCGCGAGCTGGCCGGCGAGACCATAGAGCTCGACAAGATCCCGGCCGTGATCAAAAAGCGGCTGCGCTCAGCCGAGAAAATCAGCGTCTCGGAATGGGCGGCAAAATATCGGATCGTCACCGACGGGCCGCACGTCGGCCCCTGGCGCCAGGAGCTCGCCCCCCATACCAAGAAAATAATGGACACCTTTGGCGCGGCCTGGGTGCGCGAGGTCTGGATGTGCGCCGTCGAGCAATCCGGCAAAACGGCCACCATGCTTAACTGCATGGGCTGGTGCGTCGACTGCGACCCTGGGAATATTTTCTATCTGATGCCGACCGAGTCGACCAGCAACAAGATCGTCGGCGAAAAGATCAAGCCGCTGCTGCAGCAGAGCCCGGCCCTGGCCAAATACCTGACCGGCCGCGACGACGACCTCGGGCTCAGTAAAATAAAGCTCGGCCACGGCGTCACCATCATGCCGTCGCACGCCAATAGCGCCGCCTCTATGGCCACCTTTGCGGCCAAGCACTGTTTCGGCGATGAGGTCGACAAGTACCCGCCCCAGGCCGGCAAAGAGACCGACCCGATCACCCTGATAAAAAAAAGAAACAGAACCTATCGAGGCCGCTATAAGCGCTTTTTTGCCTCGACGCCGGCCAGCCGCTTTATTTATCAGGGCGTCAAGAACTGCCGCCAGGTCTGGGAATATGTTTTGCGCTGCCCGCATTGCGAGCAGCTGATAAAACCCGAGGGCGAGCACCTCGAGATCGACGACGAGCTCACCGCCGAGAGCCTGCAGCCCGAGCAGGTGAGCGTCGCCTGCCACGAGTGCGGGGCCCTGCTCGACGATCTGGACCGCGAGCGCGCGATCCGCGCCGGGGCCTGGCGCTGCAGCAAGGGCGCCGAGGTGATCAGGCCGACCACCGTCGGCTTTTTACATCGCGCCTGGGATTGTCTCGACATTAGTCTGCACGAGATCGGCGTCGCCTGGCTGAAACAAAAGCACGGCACCCAGGTCGAGCGCATCGCCTGGGCCAACGGCTACGAGGCGGTCGACTATGAGGATATCCAGCAGGACAGAAAAGAGGACCAGATCCTGCGCCTGGTCGACGAGGCCATGCCGCGCGAGGTCGTGCCCCGCGATATCTGCGCCCTGGCTTTGATCGCCGACACCCAGCAGATCGGCTTTTTCTATCAGGTCTGGGCCTACGGCTACGGCCGCGACCTCGAGACCTGGCGCATCGATCACGGCTATGTCGAGGATTTTGGCCACCTGGTCGATCTGGCCGGCAGGCCCTGGCTCGACGCCGACGGCAACGAGTACCGGATCAGCGCCGGGCTCATCGACAGCGGCGGCGGCACCAACCCGCACCAGCCCAAACACTCGCGCACCGCCGAGGTCTACGAGTTTTGCCGGCGCAACCCGTTATTTAAACCGCTCAAAGGACGCCGCGACCAGGTGCAGCCCTGGGGCGTGACCCGGCTCGATTATTACCCGAGCCGCCAGGGTAAAAAAATCCCGATACCCGGCGGCCTCACGCTCTACACCATCAACGTCACCATCTACAAGGGCGAGCTGGCCCGCAAATTAATGATCGAGCCCGGCGGACCCGGCTGCTTTCACCTGCACGCCGGCACCGGCGAGGACTATGCGCGCCAGATGTGCGCCGAATATCAGGACGACCGCGGCTACTGGCTCTGCCCGAAAAATAAAGCAAATCATCATTGGGACGTCGGCGTTTATGGCATGGCGCTCGCCGACATTATGGGAATAAGAAACCGACCGCGGCCTGGTGAGCAACCCCAGGGCCGGCGGGTACTCTCAAAAGGTGTGAAATGATCAAAGAGCGGATCAGCAGAAACGAGATCGAGACCTATAAAAATGAGATCCTCGAGCAGTCGGTGCTGGTCACCGCCGACGACACGGCCCGCGTTCTGGCCTGCTCAAAAAGGACGGTCCAGCGGCTCGCCGAATCTGGCCGGCTCACCGCCTACAATGAAAAATTTGGCCAGAAGGGCCTGCGCTTTCTGGCTGCCGAGCTGCGCGATTATGTGCGCAGCATCAAGATCGATCAAGACCAATGGAGGGAATAAAAGAAAATGGCAAAAGATGAACAGTCAACCTATTACGACGCCGGCGGCATCGAGGTGCTCGAGGTCATTAAAGCAAAGCTCTCGCCCGAGCAGCTCGAGGGCTATTACCTCGGCAACGCGATCAAGTACTCGCTGCGGGCAAACTTTAAAGACGCCTTTGATCGTGACGTCGAAAAGCTCGACAACTATAGCCGCTGGCTGCGCGAGCACCGGGCCGCCCAGGGCGAGAAAAAACCACCGAAACCCAAGGGCCCGCCCAACGAGCTGAGCCGGCTCGTGCACCCATGCCGGCAATCGTTTGGCGGGTCGCCGGTTTGAAAATCGCCCGCGTTTTTCCGCGACGCACCACGGCCACGCCCGACGATGCGCTCGCCTTTGACGGGCCCCCTGGGCTCTATCCGCCCGAGGTCGACGAGGTGCACGTCTCGGTCGCCTTTGACGAGGATCTGCTGCTCGCCGAGCGGCTGGCCGCCGCCTGGCAGCACGTCGCCCCGGTCAAGATCGGCGGGCCGGCGCTCGGCGATCCCGGCGGCGACTTTGTCCCTGGGCGCTATATAAAAAAGGGCTATGTGATCACCAGCCGCGGCTGCCCGAATCGCTGCTGGTTCTGCTCGGTCTGGCGCCGCGACGGCGACGTGCGCGAGCTGCCGATCACCGAGGGCCATATCGTGCAGGACGACAACCTGCTCGCCTGCAGCGATGTGCACCGCCGGGCCGTCTTTGCCATGCTGGCCCGCCAGAAAAAGCCGGTCGAGCTGCGCGGCCTCGAGGCGGCCCGCCTGACGCCCGCGATCGTGGCCGAGCTCTGGCACCTGCGCCCGCTGCAGATGTTTTTCGCCTATGACGAGGCGGCGGATCTCGAGCCCCTGCTCGAGGCCGGCGAGCTGCTGCATTATGCCGACTTTACCCGCCGGCACCTGCGCTGCTATGTCCTGGTCGGCTATAAAAACGACACCGTCGAGGCTGCAGAGGCTCGGCTCTATAAAGCCTGGACCGCCGGGTTTATGCCGTGCGCCATGCTCTACGAGCACGGCCGGCTCGCCGATCCTGGCGAGTGGTCGAGGCTGCATAAAACATGGATGCGGCCGGCCTTTATCAAGCGGGCGGTCAAATCTTCATTTATCAAGAATCAAAATTTTTCACTATTGGAGGCCTAACACTATGAAAGCACTCATATCCGCCGCCGGCAATACGGCGCTCGGCACCGCGCCGCGCGAGCTCGAGCTCGATATCCAGCACCAGGGGCTGCTCGAGGACAAAGGGCTGCGCGAAGAAGTGCGCAACCAGCTCGAGCACCATTTCGCCAGCGAGTGGCAGATGGTCGCCACCATTACCTTTGACGACGAGCTGCTCGCCTTTCAATAAAAGAAAACACTACCCGCGCACCAGGTCCGCCTCATTCGGGGCGGGCCTTTTTTATTTATGATTTTTGAATATTTTGGTTGAAAAATGATATATAAAATCGAAAATGTTTGAATATTTTTGAAAATTGATATCAAAAAACGAGCGTTTTTTTAAAAATTTTAAAAAGCAATTTTCGTAAAATCACTCTATCTCTGCACCCCGCCCCGCTGTAACCCCCTATAAATAAAGGGCTGCCAGGCAGCCCTGCCCCCTGGTCGACCTGGTCCGCCCTGGTGCAGCTCGCCCTGGTCGCGGCAGCCGGTGCGCGAGATCCGCGCCCCCCTCTTTTTTTTTTCTTTTGTGCCAATGCCGGACAATGCCGGCCAATGGCCCCCCGTTTCTTTTCAATTTAACGCGCATAATCGGGGCTACGATCAACGATTTTTATCGACCCGACCCCCCCGACAACCTCAAACGAGGGCGCGCGTATATGGCAGCACTGACACTCGAGATAGCCCAGGCCAAACTGACCGCCTACCTCAACGCCGAGGAAAAGGTCCTATTAAATCAGGCCGTCGATATCGAGGGCTCGAAAGTCACCTTTGCCGACCTGGCCCAAATCCAGGCCGGCGTGCGGTTATGGTCTGGCCGCGTGGCGCAGCTCGAGCGCGGGGGCCGCCTGGCCGTGGCCGAGGTGATCCCCAAATGAGCCGGCTCAATAATAAAGTCACCATCGCAGGCCGTGAGATCGCCGTGCCGGTCACCTTGACCGACCAGCTGATCAATTACTTTTCACCGACCGCGGGCGCTGCCCGTTACCAGGCCCGCCTGCGCATGGCGATAACCGGCGGCTACAGTGGCGCCGATCGCACGCGCCGGGCCAACCAGCTCGGGCGCTCGCCGGAAATGTCGGCAGATGCGGCGACCCTGCCGGATCTCTCAACCCTGCGGGCCGACGCGCAGCACCTTTTTAGAAATAACTGCATCGCCGGCGGCGCCATCCGCACCAACGTCACCAAGGTGGTCGGCTCTGGGTTGAAGGTCAAAAGCCAGATCGACCGCGACGTTTTACAACTCACCCCCGAGGCGGCCGACGCCTGGGAACGCAGCGCCGAGCGCGAATTTAAACTGGCCACCGAGACGCGCGAAATCGACGTCGAGCGCCAGCTGCCCTTTTCTCTCATGCAGGGGCTCGCCTTTTTATCGGTGCTTGACGGCGGCGACGTGCTGGTCAATATGCCGCGCTTTACCAGGCCCGGCAGTCCCTACAAATTAAAGCTGCAGCTCATCGAGGCGGCCAGGATCTGCAACAAGGATAACAAGCCCGACACCACCGCGCTCGCCGGCGGCGTCAAGCGCGATGCCAAGACCGGCGCCCCGATCGGTTACCAGGTGCTGAACCAGCACCCCGGCAGCCGGCTCGCCAATAAAAATAAATTCACCTGGACCGAGCTCGCCGCCTTTTCAAAAAGCGGCCAGCCCCTGGCCCTGCACCTCTTTGACAAGATGCGGCCCAATCAGAGCCGCGGCGTGCCCTACCTGGCGCCGGTGGTCGAGACGATAAAGCAGCTCGGCCGCTATACCGACGCCGAGGTGATGGCCGCGGTCGTCACCGGGATGCTCACCGTCTTTGTCACCAACGAGGCCGGCCAGGCCGGATTCGGCCCGGCCCCGAGCGCCGAAAATCCCGACGGCGAGGCCAGCGCCCAGGCCGACACCACCGGGCTCGAGCTCGGTTACGGCTCGGTCGTCGGTCTCTTGCCCGGCGAAAAGATCGAAACCGTCAACCCCAATCGACCAAACACGGCGTTTGATCCTTTTTTTGTAGCGATCACCCGCCAGATCGGCATGGCTCTCGAGCTGCCGGTCGAGGTCCTTTTTAAACAATTTGTGAGCAGCTACTCGGCCGCCCGCGGGGCGCTTGAGGAAGCCTGGGACTATTTCATGCGGCGCCGGCACTGGCTGGTGACCATGCTCTGCCAGCCCGTTTACGAGGCCGTCATTACTGAGGCAGTCGCCCAGGGCCGCCTTTCGGCCCCTGGCTTTTTTTCCGATCCGCTGATCAGAGCCGCCTGGTGCAGCTCGACCTGGCTCGGCGAGGCCGCCAACCAGATCGACCCGCTCAAAGAAATAAACGCCGCGGCCAAGCGCGTCGAGCTCAGTATCACCACGCTCGACGAGGAAAGTCGCAAGCTCACCGGCACCCCCTGGGAGGACAAACTGCCCCAGCTCATCAAAGAGCGGCAGATCCTGCGCGCTGCCGGCATTGACGAGCCGATCGCCGAAACACTCGCCCAGGGCGAGCCCGAAGAAAACGAAAACGCGCCGGCCCAGGGCGACCGAATCGAGGACGTCACCCTCTTGAGAAATAAAATGGATACCTACGGAATCGGGGTCCGGGCCGGCACGTTGACCCCCCAGGTCGATGACGAGAATCATTTTCGGGCCCAGCTCGGCCTGCCGGCTGCCAGCAATCCGATCACCGAGGCCTGGGACAACGACGGCGGCACCCGCCGACCCGTCACCCTGGCCAGCGGCAAAGAGGCCGAGGCGGCAGCTGATGCGGCCGACGACGCCACCGAGCCAGATCCTGACACCCCCCAAAACGATGAGGAATAAAAAACAATGCGACTAATCGACATTATCAGCGGCCCCTGGGCGATCCGGCCCGAAATGCTCGAGGAAATACACGCCATCTATGGCCGGCACATGCGCGGCGAAAAGATCGACCTCGAGGCGCTGCAGGCGTCGACCGGGCTCTCGTTCGACAATCAGCACAAGCCCTACCGGATCATGGACGGGGTCGCGCTGTTTCAGCTCGACGGGGTCATCGCTAAAAAAATGAATCTTTTTACCAAAATTTCCGGCGGCGTCTCGACCGACCTGGTCGGCCGCGACCTGGCCCAGGCCCTCGAGGACCGCGAAGTCGAGGCCATCGTTTTGGCCATCGACAGCCCCGGCGGCGGGGTCGACGGCACCCCCGAGCTGGCCGAGCAGATCTATCGGGCCCGCCAGATAAAGCCGATCGTTACGCACTCCGACGGGATGCTTGCCAGCGCCGCCTATTGGATCGGCTCGGCAGCTGACCGCGTGCTGATCTCGAGCGAGGTGGTGATGGCCGGCTCGATCGGCGTCGTCACCAAGCACGTCGACGTGAGCGAGGCCGAGGCAAAAAAAGGCATCAAGACGACCGAGATCACGGCCGGAAAATTCAAACGAATCGCAAGCCAACACGCGGCCCTGTCCGAAGCTGGGCGGGCCTCGATTCAAGAGCAGCTCGATCACATTTATACCGTTTTCGTTTCTGCGGTGGCAACGCACCGCGGCGTCGAAGCGGGCGAGGTGCTCGAGCGCATGGCCGACGGTCGGATTTTTGCCGGCCGGCAGGCGATCGAGGCGGGCCTGGTCGACGGTGTATCGACTTTGGCCGAGGCAATCGACGAAGCGCGGGCCCTGGCCCGCACCCCCGAAACGCGACGAGGCGCCGGTGCTGCTGCTCG